CAACGGTAAAATCGACAAATCGATGACGGAAACATACACCGGCACACGTTGGTTCAAGGGATTCATGCGGGAATTGTTGTTGTCGAAGTTTTACGGAGTGAGGGTTTTCTGCATCGATACCAAAGATTGGGAGATCGTAGATTTTCCGCTGCGGAACATCGATATTTTCAACCGGGGGCTGCGGAATATGACTTACGATTATTACAGTATTGTCACTGCGGACAAATGGGATAACCTCTTCTATTTCGAGCCTACGACGGACCAGGATTTCAGGCTGGGACTTTTGCAACCCATTTCTCGTGCCATGATCGGGATCGTGGATATGTACAACAACTGGGGCGCTCTGGCAAAAAGATATTCGTTTCCTCTGACTGTAATCGGTTATATGGCCAACAACGAGGATGCCAAGGACATTGCCGTATCGCTGGCCCAGGAACTCGATCCGATGACCATTCCCGTCGTGCCTTTCCGCAACGAATATGCCAACGGGGGTAAAAGTCTGTATCAGGTCGAAGTCAATCCTATCAACACCCAGTCGTATGCGGATGCCTTCCGGGTATTCAAGGAGTATATCAGCGAATACCGGTCGGAGATCATGCAGTTGGTGACCGGCGGCACGCTGCTCGGCGCTACCGAGAAGAATACCAATTCCGAAGAACTGGCGCAAATCCATATGAACATGTATCACGACATTCTGGATGACGATACGGAAAGCTGTCTGGCGATGTTCAATATGCCCGCTACGTTGTCCAAGCTGGCCCGCATATTCAAGGATGACCGTTTTCTGGGGGCGGAACTCGTGGAGATTCCGAATGAGACGATTTCCATCGACACCTTCGAACGCGCCGGAAGCGTCGCAGCCAAACAGGGTATGCGTTTCAAGCCGGAGGTATATGCCAAAATTGGCATGAGCGCCGATGACATAGATACGAAGGTCAATAATTCCTCCTGGGTGAGTTCCCTGACCTCCAAAGTGTCGGATATGTTCAACAAGGGACGTAAAAATAAGGAATCTGACGACAAAAACGAGTAATTATGCCGGATATAGACGATCTCATCCGCAATCTTCGCCAGTTTCGGACGACGGTAGTCCGGGATATTCCGCGACAGCTCGGGCAGGAGATGCTGGAACAGACGCACGAAAGTTTCAAAGAGGAGCGTTTCGCCGGCTCTCCGGGCGGTAAATGGCCGGATCGTACGGCTTTCGGCGGAGAAAGCAACATCAGGTACCCTAAATTGGATTACAACGGCTTTCTGAAGAAGAGTTTCAAGTGGATTTCTCGTCGTATCGGACGCAATGATGCCGATATTTTTGTAGGGACGGACGTTCCATTTGCCCGGGCGCACAACGAGGGCGGGATGCCTCCTAATCATACTGCTTACCGATCGGCAAAGCGGGGCGATGTGCATCGGGGCCGGTGGAAATACGACGGTCCGGTCAAAAAAAGGCAGTTTCTGGGTGTAGGCTCTGTAACGAAAGCGCGTTTCGACCGCCTGTTAGATGCTTTTTTTACCAAACACAGACGCGATTTGTAAGGTAAACCTATATTTGTCCGCAGTAGATAGTCATTGAGTATGCTCGGAGATATTATAGACGCTTTTGTTAAGTCCTTACGCAAAGCTCCCGTAGTTACGAAGGAGAAAATCGCTGTCAGAGCGGTAACGGACGACGGAAGGGGAATCATCAATACGGTTCTTCCGTGCGTTGCCGTGAGTGTGAACAACAGCCCCCGGGCGGATGTGCATATCGGCGGTCTTATCATGGATAAAGTGGCAATTTCTTTCTCCATAATCGCCAATTTCAACGATCAGACGGCGGCTTCGTTCAACGAACAGCAACGAAAGACGCTCAACCTGGCTATGCAGGTCCGCAGTTATATCGAAAAGTCGAAACAGGGAGAGGACTTTGGCGAGCTGATCCGAAAATATAATTTTTATCCTCTTTATCAGGGCTTTCGGACCTATACGACCCAGGCTTTCGATCGGGAAATAGGTACCAGCGTATCAGTCGTAGAGTTGCAGTATGAAACCCGAATCGTGGATTATGCGACATACGACGAACTGCACCCTTCAGAAGAATTACTGGGAGTGACGATTACGGACAAAACGGATGACAGGAACGATCGTGTAACGGAAATAGAGTAAATTATATGGCAACAGTATATAAAAGTATTTTTACCGGTCCCGAGATCGACGCTAAACTTTCCGAAAGGGTACCGTCCACTCCTTCCGGCAGCCCGCTGCACGATCTGTTCGTGGCGGCCGGTGCGGTGTGGGATACATCGAGCAAGAGCTGGACGGTAGGTTCCGTGACGGGTATTTCCAACAGTGTGATGACCAAAATATACAGTCTGTCACACAATGTATTGAATAATTCGAACTGGGATTCGGCGCTTTACAGTGTTGATATTCCGGTGAATCTTCCGCCTCGGAAGGCTCCGAACCAGTTTACAGGTGAAATTAACGTAACGGCCCGCTCGACTTTCACGGGGAGCAACTTCAAGACTATATACCTATGTCCGGAATCGACGTTTGTGCGGTTTTCAAATTGTGCTTATCTATTTTTCGGATGTCAGCAGTTGGTCACGATTGTCGGGGGTATGACATTCGAAAACAGTAATAACAATACGGCACTTACATCGTGTAAATCCCTACAGGAGATAAGAATCAAACAATTACGATATAATGTCAATCTGAAGGACAGCCCGCTGCTTACGCTCGAATCTTTTCAGTATCTGGTGGAGAATGCGACCAATACATCGGCCATCACGGTCACGGTCCATGCGGACGTATATGCCAAGCTGACCGACCCGCAGCAAGCAGACTGGTATGCGGTCAATACGGCGGCTCAGGGCAAACATATTTCATTCGCTACGGCATAAACTAAAATTTGCTATGAAAGAACAGAAAACAACTTTTACGGAGCAGATCGCCGATGAGGGCGGTTACATCACCCAGGCCGCCGAGGTGTCGGACGAAGAGCGGCTTTACCTTACCCGACGAGTAAAACTCCCCGGGGAGAAATCCGGGACGTGGCGCGATGCCACGGCCGGGGAGCGAGATGAATATATAGCCCGCATGCAAGAGAAATATACCTTTTGGGAGGGATAATCGTGGTTGTGATGTTTGACGGGGTTGCCGATATTTTCGGTGTGGATATACTGACGGTCCGCCGGGCTGCACTGGCGGAAATTATCATCTGGATTGTTATGTTTATCGCCGTAATGGTCGATATGCGGGCCGGGATTCGCAAGGCGCGGGCATTGAAGCTGCCGATCGATTCTCACGGGCTTCGCCGCACCTTTACCAAATTTGGGGACTACGGCAAGGTGACGGCGTTGTTCATGTGCGTCGATGTATTGGGACTGTTGTTCGGGATTTGGTCGATGCCCTATGCGTCGGCCGTGTCAGCCGTGATCGCCGTGTGTATCGAGGCGTGGAGCGTGCGGGAGAATCTCCGGGCGGCTCGGTCGTCGGCAGCGAAGATCGGCGACATCGTGGCTGAATTGGCGCACGCCAAAGACCCCAAAGATATTATCGAATTGCTCCGCACGCTCGACCGTACGCGGGAAGAATCCAAAAAACAGCAGTCGAAATGAAACATTTTACTTTACAGGAACTCACTTATTCGGCAACGGCCCGAAAGATGAATTTGGACAATGCGCCGACGGAAGAACATCGCCGCAACCTTGAAGAGATGATCGACCGTCTGATCGATCCGCTGCGGGAGGCGTGGGCCGTGTTGTGTGCGAACGAACATTGGGGAACTCCGGCCCTGACCGTTTCGTCCGGATATAGAGGTTATCGACTGAACAAGGCCGTCGGCGGTTCGGCGACCTCGGCGCATTGCGTCGGCTGGGCCGTCGATCTGGTGCCTAACAACGGACGGCTCCGGGAGTTCAAGTCGTTCTTCCGGGAATGGCTTCGGGGCAAGCGGTTCGATCAGATGATTTCGGAAAACGAGGATGCCGCTGGAGTGCCTCGCTGGGTGCATATCGGGTATAAGAATCAAGATGGGAGGCAGCGGAAACAACTGTTGTCCAGACCGGTCGGAGAAGCGATCTATATCCCAATGACCCGATGAAGCTGCGGCAGGTCATACTCTGCGGAATCGTGACGGCGCTCGCTGTCGCTTGTTGTCCCTGTCGTCATTTGACGACCTCGACGCAGGACAGTGTGCGGGTCGAAACCGTCGTTCGTACCGAGTATATCCCGGACACGGTGTTTGTCGAGGTTCCGCTTGAAATCGAGCGTCAGACAGTTCGAGATACAATGAGCCATTTGGAAACGTCATACGCCGTTTCCGACGCTCGAATAACTCCCGACGGGGCATTGTTCCACTCGCTCGCCAATAAATCACAGAAACGGCCCGTACCGACCGAAAAAGAGATAATATACCGGGACAGCATTGTTTACCGCGATCGGGTGAATACGGATATCGTCGAGGTTGAACGTAAATTGACGTGGTGGCAGCAGACGCAGATGAAGGGATTTTGGATCGTCTTGGTCGTTCTTGTGGTAGTGTATCGGAAAAATATTTTTTCCGTTGCGTGCGGGTTATTTAGCAATCAAAGGTAAACCTATATTTGGGCAGGAAATTACGCATTTTGTATGGCAGAGTTAAGGCAGGTATTGAGTAACGAAACGCTCAACGATTATAATATTGTCGTTTTGTCCGACGGTATCGACTGGTCGCGTTATGAAAAGAATCCGGTGCTGTTGCTGGATCACGATTGGAAAAGTCAACCCATCGGAAATGTCGTAAATATTCACCGGGAAGGCAACGACTGGATCGGTACTTTGAAATTCGCCGAAGGGACGGAGCGGGGTAAGACGGCGAAATACCTGTACGAAAACGGATTTTACAGGGCTGTTTCCATCGGAGGGGTCAGCCGGGAGATAGAAGACGAATCCACGGGAGTTAAATATGTGACTTACTTCCTTGTATATGAAGTATCGTTATGCTCTCTCCAGTCCAATTCCGATGCGGTTTCGGATTTCAAGGGCGAAAAGGTTATGCTCGCTGCGGAGTTCGTGCCCAGCCAGACGGAACTTATAACAACTTTGTCGGCTAAAGATCATTCACTTATCAATAAATACAAAAGCAACATGACGCAAGAAGACCCTAAAGACGGGACGATCCAGAAGGAGGACCCCGCAAAGGAGGCGACTACTTTGTCCGCTGCGGAGCCTGTCCCTGCGGCAGAAAACGAGGCAGAGCTTCGAACGCTTAATGCGGACGATACAGAGAGTATCGCCGAGAAGATCGTAACCAAGTTGAAGTCGTTTTTCGGAGCGGCTGGAAAAGAGGCCGAGAAGCAGCCTGAACCGCAGAAAGCGCCAGCGCCCGAGCCTAAACCCACGACCCTGGCATCAGCTGCGGAGGCGGGTGTGCAGCATAAGGAGGCGACGAGTGAGGCTGGCAAGGCGCAAATCATCGATCCCCACAAAATCAACCTGAAAGCAAGTATGGAAACGAACAAAACACTCCATCAGTTCCTTGCCACGACCGAAGGCAAGACGAAATTCAACGCTGCGGCCCGGCTGCTTACTGTCGCGCCCACGGACGTTTGCCGTCCGGAGCATGCATCGAAAGTGGAAGCCGCTCGGGAGCTTGCAGCTATCGTAAGCTCGGATGAAGGCTTCAAGGCTTTCATGGGCAATATCAATGTGCGTAATGGCGAAGGCCGGTACGAAAAACTCTCGACGATCGCGGAACGCACTGCCGTAAAGTTGGCCTCCGGCGCCAACTCCTCGGATTTCGTCACGACATCCCCGGACCTGGCCGTCGTCGAATGGCTTTCGCTCTTCTACCAACAGTTGCTCCCGGCCAACACCTGGGCGGCTCGTTGCGCCCGCACCAGCGGTTCGGACAAGCAGGGTATCATCTGGGTAGAATCGGCGATCAGTCCGAAAATCTACTACGGCGACCGTGCTCCGCTGAACGTGGCTGACTACCTCTATGATGACGACCCCATTGGTCTTGTCACCAAGGTTTTCTCCCTTCAGCCTATTCTCTGGCAGGCGGCGAATACCGACATCCTCGCCTACGACGATCGTTCGTGGGGGCAGAGCGAAGCCGTGCGCTTCATGGTGAACGCCATCCACAACTACGCCCTCCAGAAGATTGCGGAAGGTGCGGGCGCAAGTGTCCCGATGTCGGGTGTTGCTGCTGATGGCACTGTCAAGCATTTCGCCGCAGCCGATGCTTTCCCCGTGAACTCGAAGGCGGCAGGTGACCTGCTGGAGCTATCGCCCAACGACCTTATCAAGGCGCAGACGAAGTTCGTGAACTGGAACTACGACATCAAGGATGGTGACATCGACTGTGTGATGGATGCCGCCTACATGGAGCAACTTCTTTCGAATCCGTACCTCACGAGCCTGCTGACCAAAACTGCCGGTGAGATGCGTCCGATGTTGGGCAAGTACTCTGCCTTCAACTTCATGTCGCGTTCGACAACTTCGGCCTACGACACGGCGACATCGAAGGTTGTCGATCCTGAACTTTACTGCGACGGCAAGGTTCAGGCGAACGGTACCATTCCGGAATATACCGCGCCGGTACTGGCCGCTACTGCATACGGATTGGCTATTAGCTTCATCCCCTCGCAGGTTATTCTGGCGATGGGCAACACGAACGTACATGTCGTTGCCGATCCGAACTCGTATGGCTGGAAATTTTCGATGGATGTGCGTTTCGGTGCCGGTAGCGCTCGTAAGGGCGGCAAAGGTATCGTGAACATCGTACCGGCTAAATATATAGCGCCCGAACCCTAATTTTTGTGTTTCCCGGCCTTTTTAATGGGCCGGGAAATGTTAATCAATCAGAAAAATTATCCACTATGGTAAACTATAAAGACGAGTTTTTTGAAAACCTTCTGATCGTTACGGCGAAATTCGGAAAGGTCTTCATTACGGATGATGGGAATATGTATCGTCAGCAGTGGCAGGCAGAATCCCGTATGACCGACGCCCTTCGGGTCCATAAGCAGGTTCGGTGGTGCTCAATAGAGAAAGGAAAGGAGCCTTTGACTTGTGAAGAACTCGACAAGATGTTTGACGCGCAGTTCGCCAAGTCCATGAGCGCACGCAATGCCTCCCCGGATTCTGAGAAGCAAAAAGCCGAAGTTCCTTCTATGACGCTGGAAGAGGCGCGGGCCGAACTTGCCCGTCGGCGCAATTCCGGACAAGAAGGCGCTAAATCGGGGCGTAAATCGGCATCTAAAGTATAACAGTAAAATTCGATATTATGGCAAGAACAGGTGTAACCGTCGAATTGCAGGATACCGCGATCGGCACTTCTTCATCTAATGAAGGGGTGGCGATGCTGGTGCTTCCCGTATCTTCGGCCTCTCCTCTTATAGACACCCCCGTCCTGGTTGCTTCTTTGGAAGAAGCGCAGGAGCTGGAGGGTTATTCCACTTTGGACGCTGGAGCCAAATTCCAGGTTTCGGAGTTTTACTCGAAGGCAGGGAGCGGGTCTAAATTGTGGCTGGTAGGTTATGATTATTCGGCAGAAAAAGGTATTTCAGCAATACAGATGTCTGCTATTAAGCAGGCAATCCGACAAACCACCGCTACGCTGTGGGATAACAGACCGCGCCTTATCGGGTTCGTATATCCCAGCAATACCGCAGTCCCGGATTCCGGCCTTGCAGAGGATTTGACGAAAAGTCAGGGAGCAATCCAGAATATACAAGGCTTGATTCAGGATATGTTTGCGGAAAGCTACCGTATGGTCGCGGTGCTGGATGCCGGACGTATCGGGCAGGATATTAACAATTTGCCCAGTGGCGATACATACAACGCTTATGGCGTTGCACTGGCTCTGACAACTCCCGATCCGACATACACTGCCGACGTAGGCCGCGCTCTCGGTATTCTTGCCGGGATCAATCCGGCGCAGTCCATCGGTCAGATGACTTTGGGAAGCGTAAGCCCGGTTGATTATTTCGTCAATGCCACGACAGCGGATGCAGCGACCAATGTCGCTGTCGTATCTCGGAGTGTTATCGACGACATCGGGGCCAAGCAGTACCTTTTCACCCGCACCCGTCCCGGCAACAGCGGCGTTTACTACAATGACGGTGCTACACTCAATAAATCGACTAACGCCTTGTCAGCTATTGAGTTCGTGCGTGTTGCAAACGGAGTGTGCGACGATGCGGAGTACTATTTCCAGCAGCTCATCAATACCCAGGTTCCGGTTACAGCTTCAGGTGACATCGATGCCGGGTACAAGTCGGCGATTCTGGCTACGTTCCGCAGCAACTATATTCAGCCGCGTTTGTCGCGCGGAGATGCGAGCGAGATAGAGGTTACTTTGGAGGCCAAAGACGGTAACTTCGTGAAAAGTCGGGCCTTCGCAATCACGATCCGCATCCTGCCCAATGCCACGCTGCGGGAGGCGTTTATCACCACTTTCTTCGTAACATCTTTAGAGTAGTACAGAACATGAATCATCAGGATATAATCGTAGCGAGCAGTGAGGTGCAGATGTACCTCACGCTCTCGAACGGCACCTGCCTGTCTATCGATACCGGCACTGAGCTGTCCTATACGTTCAGTCAGAATATTCAGGAGATATTCGCCATCGGTTCCGTAGATCCCATTGGTATCAAGAAAGCGAATGCTACTTATACCGCCAACCTTTCGCTTCAGGAGGGCGAGCAGCAGACCCTTATCGATGCGATTAACGCTACGCTACCCGTAACGGAGCAGATCGCGGCCATGCATCAGCTTGCACCTTTCAGCATCTCGTGGAGCTATGCGATGAAAGGATTGGCGACGCCTCGCACCGTTGTCTATACGCTTCTCAATGCGATGGTGCAGGAGCAGGGCGGCAGCGTGAACCGCAATGATGTCGAAACGACCGGCTCCTTGTCCCTGCGAGGTACAGGCGTGCAGCGCAACATCGTGCCACTGGTCTGAAAAATCATCGGGGCGGACGGTTGTGCCGCCCCTTTATTAACAACTAAAAATGTATTAAATTATGTCCAGAACAAATCCTATCACTACCTATCCCGTAAAAGTCACCTATTTCAAACGGGGTGCGGACGGCAAAGGCGGCCTTGTCGAGATCGAAACATCCGCAACGGTTAATGTTTGCCGTCTTTCCAGGACGAGCGTCGAACATACCAAGTTTGGCTTGTCGCTTATTCAGGCTGGCCGTGACCTCGACGAAACGGCCGATCTTGCCTGTCGTTTCGTCAAGATGACCATCGACGACGAAAAGGTCGTTAAAGACCTTCAGAACGATATGATGGCCTGCATTTCCCTGTTCAGCAGTAAAGAGGTGCAGGAGGACCTCAACCGTTTTTTAGCGACTTGGGGCCTGCTGGCAGAAGACGAGGCCCCGCGTCAGCAATAACCGAAGAGCTGAAGAAATACATCACGGACGGCGATCCGCTTCTTTACAAAAAGATGGTCGTGTCCTATATCTTCCATGAACCGATTATGGGACTGGAAGATAAGATGTCGGCCTATGACATCGACAAGTATTATACTGCGGCTCTGGTAATCATCGATTCAATCCTTTTTGCACCTTTTAAGAGAAACTGATGGCAGGTAATATGGTATATAGCATTCAGCTCCAGCTGCGGGTCGATGATTCGCAGTTGGACGCTACGATTGCCAAGCTCGGAACGCTCAAGAAAGCGGCAAAGGACATAACCACCGGGGGAGGCCACCGGCGGCCAAAACTTTCGGAAGAGGATATTATTGCTCGCTCGGCGCGAAAGTGGAAACAGCGCAATCTGGAGGAGCGGCTCAACATCGGCGCTCGCTGGCACCTGCGCCAATTCGGACAGTGGCGCTTCTCGCAGGCGGGCTGGCAGAACGGTTTGAGCGTGTTCCAAAAGCGGGTCAAGACCTTTCAGGACAGCTTCTTCAACAATGTTTCCTCTTTCTCCGGCTTGCGGTATAATGCCGTCAATCTGGGGAAAGTCTTTACCTCACTGACGGGTGTCGTGGGAAAAGCTATCCCGGCCCTCGGTGCGTTCGGCCAAGTAGCTATAGGGGCTGCTAAGATATGGATGGGCGTGCACGCCTGGCGCCTGGCGTCCTCCGGGTTGCCTCTTCTGGTCGGCACCAAATTGTTGAACTCGAACAATATGGCGGAGGCGGCCTCCAATCTTATGCAGATGCGGATGGCGGAGAAAGGTTTGGGCGGCAACTATCAGGCGACGCTGAACCGTGCGACGCAGTTAGCGGCCGAATATGGTTTCAGCCGTGTCGGGATACTGAATGCGATGAATATGTTTACGGGCTTGAACGTGGACGGCAAGAAGCTGACCCCGGAGGAGGCGTCGCACCTGGCGGAAGTTGTCGGCAAGATCGCTCACGTGGGCGGTTTGAGCTTCGAGCGCGTGAATGTCAATTTGCAGCAGTTGTTAGGGCAGGCCGTGCCGAGTATTCGGGACATCCGGGAGTTGGTCGGGCAGGCTCCGTTCATCGGCAAGCTGGCGATGAATATGATGGAGGAGCGGGGTGTTCAGGGCGATTACCGCGACTGGCTCAAGAACAAAAGCAACCTGCGCTCGGTGCTGGATGAGTTTAACGAGCTTGTCGAATCGCATCCGGTAATGAAGGCTAGAGGACAGATCGCGCTGGCCAAAGAAAACTTCTGGATGCGTATTGCCGACGGCCTTTCGCCCTACTGGGACAAGATCGCCCAAGCCAACGAGAAACTGTATAGCTGGCTGGGCGATAAGATCGTGAGCTGGGTAAGCAATATCGACGTGGAGAAATTCGGCAAAAAACTGGAATCTTTTGTTACGGAACTATCCGTATTGACATCGTCGATTGGGCCTTTAGTTGCTAAACTTGTCGAATGGATCAATGACTTAACCGGATTATCCAAAGAGAAATTTCCGGAAGTGACTTTAGGTCCTGATGGTCAAGTAATATATACAGGCAAAAAAATAAAAGGCGCTGAAGGCAAAAAGCAAGAAGCGGATATCAACTTGGCAGCAAGAAAACAAATTGCAGCAAATCACATGCCCAATATGTTGTCAGAACTAATGCCTAAATTAGATTCGATGGGCGTTAAGATTTCCCCCGACAGCCTCTCTGCCAAATTGAGAGATACGGCTTTAATCAATAGAATTGCTTTAACAAATGAGAATTTTAATAAGCAACATCTTGATAAGGAATATAGTGTATATAGTTTAGATTCTTTATATATAAATAACAAATGGCGAGCTGAACATACTGAATTTCCCAAACGGGCACGATCCAGAGAGGGGAAACCGGGAATTGGAGCTGGATATGATTTATACGAAGCCGATGTATATACCCCTAATAGGGAACAAATGCTTGCCAATGTAATAAGTTATTTTGCTGAAACTCTTAATAGAGAGAAGTTTGAAAAGTTGTTCGGCGGAGCCGCAGATACCGATGCACAGCAGCTATCCGACCTGTCCAAAGGTTCTAAATCGGTTTTCATCAACTTCAACAAGGAGATTGTTGATATGGATATAAACATCGCCTCGGTAGAGAACATCGAGGAGCTGGGCCGCAAGCTGGAACCCAAGATCGAGGAGGTAGTAGTGCGGGGATTGACGATCGCATTGAACAACGCAACCAGTGTAACGTAATATGGCAAAGATAGCAAATGAAACCAGTACCGAGAGTAAGATCGACCGCGTTATAAATTCAGCGAAAGAGGTCGTTTCCACACCGGGGAGAGCTATCGGCGGCATTACGGGGCCTGTTGCCGATGCCATTAACAGCGGGCTGTCCGCTGCGAAACTCGTCCTTGCCGAAACGGGAGTATGGCGACAGGTATTTACCAATGGAGGAAGTCAGAGAACCGGAAAGCCTACGTCGGAAGAGCTGCGAAATCAGGTTGCCAAATCGCGCTTCGACCGCTCGACACTCAATAGGCCTATTTTTACATCAGAAGAATTAGATCGGACGGAACCGACAACGGATTATTATATCGCTTTCGACGAGTATCTGATGCCTGTCGGATTCGATATTTCTATACAGGGGAGTAAGCTGATAAGCCGTTCGCAGCTTGTCGATGGACCTACGATTTTCGAACGGATTGCCAACGAACCGACAAGCGTTAATATTTCGTTCAAGCTGGAATCCAAACCGAACTCTGTCGATTTGCTGAATCCTTATAAGCTATCGTCGGATGTTGTCATCAATAAGGAAATAGGGTATGGTATTGCCGCAGAGTTGGCTGAATTATTCCGGCAGATCAAGGCTGAAGATCGGGTATTTGAAATTGAGAACCCGATTCTCAATGACAAGTTTAATATCTTCAATGTCGTATTGGAGAGTTATTCCGTCACCCCGGAGCGAGGTTCCACGGTGTGGAAGGTAAGCCTCGATCTGTTGGAGGTGAATACGGATTACGCCCTGTTGTATGTCGAAAACAGCGACGGAGCGCAGGCAGAACCACCGACGGCTAAAACCAACGTATAAGTTATGAGCGGCAAGATTGTCGGCAATTACTTTATCTGCAAGAATGAAGTTTTCATCGAAGGGCGCTCCATAGGGCCCTTTACTTCATTCACTACGGAGGATTCGCGGGACAACATATTCGGTACCGCCAATATCCGTATGCCGTTTTATACGATTCTCAAAGAGAAGTCATCGGGAGATGCGATCGGTAAGAATATCAAATCATACATCCGTATAGACCAGCAGGATGCCCAAATTATAATGGGGGCGCACGTGGTTGTAAAACTGCGTTATATCTGTGGATTCAATGGCTACGAAATGCCGGAGATCGTCGCTTTCGACGGCTTCGTGAAAAATGTAGTATGCGGTTTTCCGACGCAGATACAGTGCGAAGACGGCGCTTTTGTCCTGCGTTTCGGCACGATTGCCAAAAGCTGGACGCAGGAAACCGCCGTGAAGACGATGATGCAAGAGATCATCGAGGTCGCCAACCCCAAATTTCAGGAGTACCGGGACAGCATGAAGCTGGCGGATGACTGGAACCGGCTTACCGTCGATGACAAGTCTATGGAAGGCAGCTTCGTTCTTTCTACTTGGAAAGGCATATCGCCGTTTTTCGCACTGGAGCGAGTTATGGGGATGTATAATCTCTACTCTCGTATAGATACCGACGGCAGGCTGTACTGCGGTGTAGGTATTACGGAGAACGCCAAAGAAACGGTGCAGCTCGATACTTCGGTCAATGTCATAGATCGGGACATCAGTATCAATAACGGCTTTTTCGACAAGTATCGCGTGGTGGTTAAATACATCAGCGGCGGGAAGCTCTACGAATACGAAACGGGAGCGGATAACGGAGAGGTGGTGTCGTTGCCGTATATCAAATGCCGGGACGGGGAGATCGCCAAGCAAGTAGGAGATGCCGCATTGTCGGGCCTGCGTACCAACAGCAACAAGGGTACCATTACGACGATGTTATATCCGACGGTTCGGCTTTTCGATTATGTACAATATAAAGATACCCTTTTCGATGATCTGTCGGGGGGATATTATGTAATAGGGCACTCTTACCGGTGCGATGAAGAGGGATTTCACCAGGTGCTAACGGTAACTGATAAAACCCTCGTATTTACGGGACAATAGTGATATGGGACAGGAGAAATTCAACAAGATGATGGCTTCATTGGGGCGCGATCTGCGTAATCTGATAGGCAGAAGTAAGACTGTGGCTTTTGTGTATGGCACGGTCAAAGAAGTGGACACGGAAACGAACACTATGAGCGTTAGCATCGACAGCGAGGTTACTTTACCGGACATAAGCCTCGCGCCCATACAGGGCGGTAATGCTAACGCTCTATTATACCCCAAAGTCGGATCGGTCGTTATCGTGGGTTTTGTCGAAGACCGGCCGGAACTGTCATTTGTCGTGGCGATGACGGAGGTAGAAGAACTACGCTTGCAATTTGACTTTGAGAGTGATCCGGCGGTCGATTACATAAAGGTAAATGACACATATGTTTCCGTATTTCGGGGGACGGATGAGAACAATTATACCAGATTCAATATTAATAAGACTGCTGCTAATTTAGCCCTATATCGTAACGGTCAATTACAGTCACGAATCGGAGTGGCAGATAGCCAGCTAACTCTGCAACAAGGATCGAATAGTGTGATTATATCTGGCTCTGAAGTGAATATAAACAACGGCCATTTAACGATAACCTGATGGGAAAGTATATTGCTGTTCAAGGGTGTACGCTGGAGTGTACCCCGGCGGCGACGGCGCAGATCACCACATCGCCGAGCACGACGACGAAGGCAGCCGGCAAAGCCTGTTACCGGGGATCGCTGACAATCAACGTTACGAAAGCTACAGCCGTAACGGATGGGAACGGCACGGGAACAGGAGAGATAACAGGTTCGGCGCAGGAAGTGAGGATCGACGGGCAGCCTGCGGTGCTGGAGGGGGACAAGGTTCAAATCACCGTTTCCGGAACTTCCGGCGGGAATCCGGCTTCCGGGACGGTGATAGTTAAAATATCGCAGGCGGGGCAGACTTATGTATCGGCTTCGTAAGGTAAACCTATATTTGTAGCGTATGCAGGATATTCGATGGGATTTTGTCAGGAATGACGTTGCCGTAGTACAGGGTGACGACGGAGGGGATTTTGCGGTCGCTTCGACATGCAGCCAGCAAAACGCCCAACTGCTTTTCATCAAATCCTGCGTGAATATATTCCAGCCCCAATACGGAACAGCGATGGAAGAAAGGGCTTATAATATCACCGACGGGGAGGTACAGCGCATCGTCACCCAAGCCAAATCGCAGATCAGGGAAGACGGCGCATCCCAGATTTCCATCCTGTATTCCCGAAATAGCGACGGGCTGTACGATTTCCAAATAGGGGCCAAATATGCAGGAGAATAGGAATGGATTACGTGGTTAAAGGCGGAGAAACGATTTACGACGTATGTATCAATGCGAACGGCTCCCTGTATGCGTTGGATGAGAATCTGGACCTTAACGATCTGGACAGCTATACACCTACGCTGTATGCCGGGCAGCGGCTGACCGTATCGGACATCGTTCGTAACAATGCCGCAACGGAGGTAATGGAGGAACACCCGCTAAACAGTGTTTCGATTCCTGATGCTGATCTCAATGCGTTATTTGACGAAATATCCTCGGCTTTGGCCCCTAATTTTATTACGGCGGAAGGGAGCTATTTCCAAACACAAGATAATCAAATATTAACTGTTAGTGACTGATGAGTTTTTACGACGATATACGCACGAATATTAAAATACTGGTGCCGATCCTGAATAATACGAGTTCCTCGTCCATTGTGAATCGAATTATATCAACGGTTGCGTCGGTCTTAAATATTGTCAAGTTGGAGATCAGCAATTCAGAACAAACGGTCGAATCGTCTGCCCGTTCCTTAAAGGTAATGGGACGTCAATATTATATCGATACGGCTCTTGCCTTCCAATATGGGGCGTCCCTGACCATCGTCGATTCCCAAACATATCGATATGGATATGCGACAATAAATCCGGATCAGCAGATCATCAAACAGTTGGCCATCTCGTCCACGGACAATGGCCTGATTGTCATGAAGGTAGCGAAGATCGACAATGACGGTTATATTACGCCGTTGCTTGCAGGCGAGTTACAGTCTTTTTCGGATTATATGAACAGCTTTCTCCCATTGGGGTTTCAGATGCAGATTACCAGTGCAGAACCAGCAGTTCTGAACTGCACTTCCCTCTACATCCGTTATTCCAAAGAATATTCTTTATCGGTTATCACCCAACAGATCAAAGACGTTTTTTTGTCTTTTCAAGCAGATTTACGTGGTGACGATCCACTGTATGTAAACGATATAGAATCTGCAATAAAAAGCGCTCCGGGTGTTCGTGATGCCTATTTCAATAATATATCCGTTATGGATTCAAGTGAGGAAGATCCGATTACTCCTGTCAATGGTCAAATAACCATTCCAGCAGGATATTTCAACTTTGCCCGTGAATTGGTGGAGATGCAAAGTGTTAATCCGGTAGAGCCAACGGGAAAAAACGACATCTATATATCTGCAGTGTGATGTTACGAGCCATAGACATACCGAAGCTTGCATATCAACTTTTACGGCCTAATTATGCCCTTACTTCCGGAAGTATGGAAACTGTCAATCTGGTTTCCCAAGAATATATCTGGGAGTGGAATAGCGCGAAAGAGGGCGTTACGGATGTCGTAACTTCGGGGGCGGACGCGGACGGAACATATTTGTATGTCAATTGGAGCAAACTTCTGCAGGCCGGGCTTGCCGCAACCAACATCCCGCAGGTTTCGACGGTCCCCGACTGTTTCGGCGGCCAGATAAAATACAAGCCGAATACTCCGTACGTCTTCAAAGCCCGGATCAAGCAGGGGGCCGAAATGACGTTCAGAGTCAGGTATGAAGACGGCACCACAGAAATTCTTTCCGCTCCTCCGGCGGGAACGGAAGGAGTATATGAAGTGGTCCACACCATCGATGCTTCGCGTGTGGTGCAGAAGATATATATGTATGTCGGCAAAGGTGTTTCCATGTATCTCTACGAGATTAGCCTTACGGACGGAAGTAAAGTTTATCAACCGCCACGTCTGAATACCTTGTACCGCTTCGTGTTAAGTTTATTATTCCCTCTATCACCTGCTTTGGAAAGCTGGGACAGAAGCCGCCGCAAATCATACGCGATAGCAGCTTGTCAATATGGACAGGCACAAGTTTTGGCTATACTGAATAAATATTACGGGCAATACGGACAAATAAGCATCCAGGTTAATAGTGCGAATATGATCTATTTTTATACTGCCGGAGAGGAGGAGGCTGTTCCTGTATATATGTATTCTTCCGGGGGCGCCAATACCCCGACTTATTTTTATACGGAGGGGTCTTTGTCCGGTAACTCCACGACTGTTATTATTCCCAAAGAACTGGCGGACAGCAATGATTATGATGATTTCATAGCCGATTTGAACGCGATGTTACTATATGGTATCGAAGTGAAACTAAAAACAATATAATATGGCTGTTTTTGAATATTTGACATCTGCACCTTCTGGGGGTAATCCCGTGTATATTTCTGACCTTACAAAGTTTGCATCTTTGATTCAGACATTGGCGAAGGTTACTACCCGGCATAATTCGTATAATACTTCCACAAGCAGCATTGTAAAAGACATCGCCATTCTGTCTGGATTCGATACGGTTGGTAACAATCAGGTAACGCCCGGATATATCTATTATAAGGGCGACATATACGGCTTCCGCTCTGATAACAATTTGACACTGGGAGGCTATCTCATCGCAACAAAGACAAATACAACGCTTCGAACCACGAAAGAAGGGACAGATTTTTATGCCTATACTTCTTGCGAACTTTCCGTATCTGCCAGTGAGGGAACGTCCGGTAACACCGTAGGAGCCTTTACCGCTGCCAATATCGCCATCTGGAAAACTTTCACTCCGACGTCCATAGGTATCACTATACCGAATGAATTTATAACAACCCCAATGCTTGGGCGTGAGATTATAAGAGCTGCGAATATTGCTTCCGGTACTATTCAACTCAAAAATATGGCGAATAATAGTATCGGAACGTATCAAATTATTGACGGTGCAGTGACCAGTAACAAGATAGCTACAAACGCTGTTACAAATACCCAACTCGGAAATGATGTTGTAAGCCTTATACTGAGCCAAAAGCCGGAATTTATTGACTACTCATTTCTTGACGGTAATTTGACTGTGTACAAAGAAATACATAGTAATATTTGGCATATACAATATTACGACACCACGACTGAAGTGCCAGAGGGTCTCGTTTCATTTTCTAAATCTCTTGGTAGCATAACAGGTGCGGGATCGACGGAGTTTATTGCAATGATTAAAAGAAACTATCCGAATAATATTTACCGATCGTCAATGTTTCAAACGAACAGTGGAAAGTTTTTTTACTTACAGATAGACTATGATGGCGGCGTTCTTGCATCATTCTCTGGTTCTACCGATCTAAAATCTGTCGGTTTATCAATGCACGATACGATTATTGGGGTATGAAAAAAGAGGGGTTTAATACCCCTCTTTTTGTTTCAGCACCTCCGCGATTAAATCCATACAGCCTGCGGTTCCGAAGCGCGACAACTCCTCTCTGGTTGTCGGAGGCGTAAACCGCAGGACACTCCAGCCCAATGATGTAGCCGAATTATACTTCTCCATGTCTTTGACCATTCCCAGAGGTCTGTTATGGCGTCCGAAAGCGAAAATATTACCTTCAATCTCCACCGCAACTTTATACTGCGGACACGCATAGTCGAATCGCCACAACCTTTTGGGATGGAAGCGATACTCCCGGAGCCACTCACTTCCGGTTGTTCGATTTAGAATTTGTTGTATGATGTCTTTCCCGTTGTCTGCTTGTCGGTTCCCGTTTGATTTCAGTACCTGCCGACGAGCCATTTGAATTGTAGTAATATTTGCGGTCTTTCGTTTCGCGTGTCGATCCTACGACCTTCCCCTTCGAATCCTTGATTATTTCCCGATCTCCCGTTTTTTGAACGGTGTACTTCACGCGTCCGGAAGCATCCTTGACAACGCGCGTTCCATTCGGATTTTGAGCGCAGCAAAGCGCTGTGGCCGCAAATACGGCAAAAAGGGAAAAAGCAAGTCGTTTCATAGTCTATTCCAATGTTTGCGAGCAGAACATCCGCTCGTGTTTCAGTTTCGAAGAAATTGCCGTTAAATCGTTTTCTACGGAAGGATCGTAAATACCGGCCCGCACAGTGTCGTTAATGAATCGGATGATCTCACCCAGTTCACGGTCGGTGTCTGCTACCATATTTCGCCAGTCCACGACGCTTAACTGCTCCTCGCACATCGAATGCCGCAGAAACTGTGAGGGCGCATGAAAGGGGACATCTCCGGCCTGTACGATCAATTCGCCGACTGTATCGCTCGCCTCTATCAAAACGTCGTATATTTGATCGAACTGCAAATGCCACGAGCGGAATTTCTCTCCTTTCAGTGTCCAGTGGCGCCCTTTGACGTTGGTTTTGACAATTTCAAGCGTGCAGAGCAATTTTTGTAATTCCTCGGTCATATTTCGTTATATTTAATACGGATAATCATCTTCATTTATTGTGCTGACGTGTCCGGTGGACGGGGATTCTGATTTCAGTTTGGCCTTCCGCCCACTGCCGCAAAAGATGGTGGGCGCTTTTGCGTCGAACTCTTCTTTGGTTTTACGAACAACGACAAAATGGCTGTTCCCATACTGATCTACGCCTCCTTTGACGGCAATGACCGACAAATTAACAACCATTCCCACCTTGCCGTCCTGACGCGCGACTTCCCTGATTCTATCGCGTGGAATTTTGTCTAATCGCAGGACAATATTGATAATTTCACTCATACATTGATGGTTATTATGAAACAAAGATAGGTTTATCCGTAGTAATTCAAAACAGGTTGCCTGTCCGTTCGATTTCATTTTCCAGAATCTCTTCCGCCTTGCGTATGTCCCGCTGCAACTCCTCCAGCCGGGTGATCTGTTCTTCACTCATGCGTGGACACCCCGAGAGCCAGCTGCTGTAATTGGGCGTACTAATTTTGCCGCAGGCGATACTCCCCACCCGCAGACAGTAATCGTAATACTTTACAAACTCATCTTCCGGAGCGTCCCGGTCTATGTCGGTGATGATGTCATCCATCCCAACTATATAGTCCGCGCATTCGGTGATCCCGCCGACATCGCCGCCGACCCAGCTCCGCGTAGCATCCTCATAATCATAGCCGTGTTTCTCGCAAAAAGCCTGCAAATAGGCGTTGCAGGCTTTTTCGTAGTCTGATTTGAGTTTCGTGTTCATAGATATTCTTGGTTAGTCAAAATGCACAGAGCATCTTACTCATTTTCGTGAATCGGCCGCCAGCCGATAATCTTATGACCAATACCAGCCCATCCGGGATACACATATATCCACCATTCAGAACGGTCATATTTAACAGTGACAAATGGAAGTTTCTTATCAGAGGTTTTACACAACACGAGTTGTCCATTTTGCGGCAGCTCCTCTTTCGGATCACGCCAGCGGGTCAATTCCTCATATTCGAAATTAGCGCCAACAACACAGGCGGATGTAACGATATTTTCAAAAGTTACATGGTCTTCATTGAATTGATCAAGTTCGACCCAGGCATTGGCCACATATTCTTGTATTCTTTCCTCAATTGTTTTCATTTCTCATTGTTTTTGAAATATTCGACGATCTCCTCGACTGTAGCCTTGCGGTAATAACCTGATGGTACATCTACAAAAGAATCGAATCGCGTATGTTCGTTAAAAATAAGCCGTCTAACCCCATTTTTACTCTCATTAGTCGGATATTCCGTATATGAGTACCATTGCTCCTGATCGTTCTCGTTGTTCATCGCCGCCAGCGCCCTGAACAGCTCGATGTTGGTGCCGCAGTCTATGCAATTCAAGGCGGTGAATGTTTGTGCGTCATGAGCCACGCCGACACAATAAGTGTCACATATTACCTTATCGCCTAATCTCTCTTCTTGTGGGGGATAAATATATTCATAGCCAATATGCATACACCACTCGATCACATCTTTTCGCTTCTCCGCATCCTCGACGCGGACAAAGCAATGGGTTGTGAATTTCATTCCTCGTTCAGTCTTTGTTTGAATGCGTTTAATACACTGCAATCGGGGCAATTTCCCCTATTACTTGTTTGTATTGAGTAAATTGGGCAATCCTTGCAAAATGATTCGATCGCTTTATCCCGCATCCTTTCCTCGGCCTCCTGCTCGGCGAGTTCGGCTGTATGGCTCATTACTGCTCGTAGCTGCCATTTGGCGTGGTCGCTCATCTCTATTACAAGATGATTCAAGCATCCGTCGATAAATTCCTTTGCTTTTTTGCTTTTCATGGCTATTCGTCGATTATAAACCAACCGTCATGCAGGAGTTGTGCGCGGCTAATTCGGGATTTGAGGATAGTTCGATGTACCCGCCGGCATCGGGAGCAAACAATATCATGCACCACGTCGTATCGGTTGGGTTTGTTTTGGCGGCAGAACCAATTTCGGGGCGATTTGACGCAATATACCTCCTCGAAATCCTTATGCCCGAACCAGCGGCAGATAAGGGGCAAAAGCCATTGTTTCATAGTCCTATTCATTGCTCGCCTCCTTTCAGAAATTCGGGATTGTCGTGGATGTTGCTAATGACTTCTTTTCCAAATTTATAAATCCAATCCTGATCCAATCTTAAATAACATAATTCCTTTCTATCGACCAAGGCCCCCATAAAAGCTGCGTTGCCGGTATGGTAAAAGATTCTATGAGGGCGAGTTTTATCCTCGGACAATGGAGAGCGTATCACATCCCCCTCGTAAATCTCCTTACCGTTCTTGTCTTTCAGCCCCGTAAACTCGCCGACGGTAGCGGGATCGACCTCGTGTCTGTTTGCATCATCGAATATAAAATAGCGCCCATTCAAAATGACAAGGCTGCCATACAACCACTCTCCGTTGTCGAGGCGCTTGCCCCGGAATTTAATTTCTCTCATATTTCAAAATGTTTGAAAGTTTTTCAAAGTTTTTCAACGATCCGCATCTCTCGTTCGGATAACTCCCATACTATAGCCTCTTTTTTCACCGCAGCTCTTTCGGCGGTAACTCTTTCGGCGGCAACTCTTTCGGCGGCAACTCTTTCGGCGGCGGTATGCGAGATTAAAAAACCGGATCCGTAAATCGATTTCCCGTGCTTTTTTTGGATGTCAAGCGCAGAGTGATGCACCATTTCCCGCTTGTCTATCTTTATCTCTCCCTTGTTTTTCACGATGTACGCTACATCCGAAACCGTCAGCACGCAGTCCGGGTATTTGTATTTCGGCAACTCCGCTTTCGGTGCCGAGCAAATGGCGTCGATCCCCTCATATAGCACAGGATCACCTATTACGCCGGACTCGCCGAACATATTGGACAAAAAAGATGTATTTACTTTTGCCCCGTTTTCGTAAACGATAGCGGCGCCGCATACGATCCGTGTACAGTCAATGTCAGCGCTGAACAATGTCAGATGCGGGGCAAACAAGAAAAACTTGATCCCTCGTTTCAGATAGAACCGGACAATTTGAGAGATGATCGAAAAGGGCGGGTTGTCGATCACCACGCAATTATCGGGATAGACCAGGCTCTCGTAATCACCACCCGGATAGAACGGGCGGACAACGGTCATCCCGTCGATATCGCAATGATCGGCTACATATTGCAAAACATAGTCGTACACCGCTGGAGGCGTATAGCAGTCGTCGGTCGTTTTCTTGGGCTTGAATTTTTCCACAAAGCCCTCGTAATCGTCGAAAATCCCTTTTTGCGACTTTCCTCGATTCGTGAATACATGCTCTTCTTGATTGAATAAATCAACTACTTTCATTATCAGCCTGCTATTTATCGGTTATCGCCGTTTCCGTCGATCACGCCGCGCTCGCGGCGGCTGGCGAGTTTGTCGAGGTTCTGCTGCATGACCTCTTCGAGCGTGAAGCCGAAGCAATCGGCAATGCCCGCGATAAACCACGCACAATCCCCGACCTCTTTCATCAGCTCGGATTTGTAACCCTCCACCTCTTGCAGATCACCCGTATTGAAGACCAAATGATCCATATCCAGCCGGCACACTCCCTTTCGGCGCCATTTGGCGATCTTGTCGGCGATTTCACCCACCTCGGCCATCAGGCCGAAAAGCATATAGGTCGCATTCTCGCAACTCGGCAGCCGCGTACTCATCGCGCGTGTCTGATATTCGTTCGCTCGCATAGTTATTTCTAGTTTTTTCGGTTAAACTTCCTCTCGACCAGATCGCACAAATCCAGGTACATCGCATCGGCATTCTTCGCCTTCACTCTCTCCCGAAACCCGGCTATATCCGACAGCCAGCAACCGCAACGGACATAAATGCCGTCTTGCAGGTTGAAAAAGTAAACCTTGCTGCCAATCCGGGAGCCGAACCCGACAAAAGCCAGGAAAGGATAATCGCCGATATATTCGCCTTTATCTTCGAAGGAGCACTCCTCGCCGAAGGAGCACCTCTTACCGAATACCCGTATATCACTGTAATCTCCAGAGGGGCATTGTTTGATTCCGTCGATCACCTCGAAGGCGTCGAAATCCGCTTGTGTGTATTTTTTCATTTTATTTTTATTTTATTGTTTACTCACACAATCCGTAAAAGCTCATGCAACTGGTCGCCGTATCGTCGTCGAACAAACTGCCCGTCGCGTTCTGCCATTGGACGTAGCGCACGACATCGTGGATATTGGGATACTTATTACCGCTGGTAATCGCGTGGGCGGGGATTTTATCCGGTCCAAAAAACGATGACTTCAGGTCATGCTCCAGCGTGGCAATCTGCTCGATGCGATCCGGAGATTGGCGGGAAATGTTCAGTATATCCCGCTGGCTCGCCATGACGCACGGCCAGCACCCTACACGTTTATAGCCCATCGTGTAGAGCGGATTGGGTTCAAGCCCCGCCGAGAGGATGTAGTCAATCACCTGCTGCGCCGACCAATCGAATACGGGACGCAGTAGATCGTCGGCGAACTTTTCCCGAAACGCCCGGACATCCTTACCACGGTAGCTGTGCTCCTTCGGCTTACCGTTTTTGTCATAACCGTAGGGCTCGAAATAATATTTGAAGTACGTACATTGCGCCGACATCTTGGCTCGCGCCGGAGATTCCGCGCCTCTGATGCCCTGAATCATCAGCATATTGTCCTGAACTTCGTCCAGCACATAGTCAATCGTCGGTTTGGTTTTGAGTTCTATCGTACAGAACCGCGCTCGCGTCGAGGGCCAACGCTTTTTTTGCCGCGCAAGATCGACCATCCCGTCGTACTTCTTCGACTTCAATGTTACCAAGTCGAGGTGCAGCTTGTCGGCGATACGGTTGATATACTCATAGGTCAGCGGATGCTCCCAACCCGTATCGCAGAACACGGTGGTAAAGTTGGTGGTAATATGCTCGCGCACCCACAACAGCGCCGCAAGGCTGTCCTTGCCTCCAGAAAATGTTACGATTACTTTCATTTTCTTTAGTCCGTTAAATTCAATTCGATGATTCCGTCTATTTTGCAACCTTTTCCGCTTTTTTGTTGATAAGCGATTTGATAAACTCCGCAGCTTTGGCATCTGTTACCGGGTGATCGCTGCCCATAGCCTCGGCTTGCCGTATCGTACGGTTCTCGCAGGCATTGCATCTATCCTCGAAATATGTCTGAAACCAACCGTATATGATCGATCCGTCTATTCGTCCGTACAGTTGTCCGTATTGCCCTCGTTTGGCATTGGTAAATACCAGGTTTACATCGGCAAGGTTCAACGCCCAGAAGTCATCCAAAATCATGTAGGCCGTTTCCGTTACCTGCGCATCGTTCATCTTTGCCGAAATATTGAAAAACTCCTGTACATTGACGATCCAAAGTACCAGATATGCAGCCGTCCATTTTTCGCCGTATGTCGCTCGCAATACAGATAACACCGGCATTTGGGATTCGGCACAAGCCACGGCCGACTGCATACGGCGGCAGCTACTCTGTATTGCCGCCACTGAGTAGCGTTTCAAGAACTCCACGCTTGAAATCTTCGCTAACGCCGTTGTTGGCGGTTTTTTTGCTAATTCCGTTGTCATTGTAAACTTTGTTTTGCGGGCTGTTGATCGAATTTGTGAGCGTTTGCCTCCAGTTGATAGTCTTTGTGCGCTGCTTTCGCTTATGCTGCCATCCGGCTTCCGTTGCCCAGAAGTTTACGCAAGCCTTTTCGAGCGAGAGGGCAATGTTGAGATTCGGGTTGAAACGTTGTTGCGTCGAAATCCAAGCGTCATCCTGTAGGAGCGTCTTATAGGCCTTGCGTAACTCGTTTTTGTAAACCTCGAAATCATCACGCCACGTCAATATCCGAGCTTCTTCAATCCCTGCATCATCCTTGCGGAGCGTCTTACGGGATTTGCATTTAGGAAGATCGGCTTCGGGACTGTCAGTTTCCTCGCGCGCACCTGCGTTATTGTCTTCTACCGGGTAAGAAATAATATTATCTCTCACAGATACTCCAGTATCTTCTACGTCAGTAGAAGTACTGGTAGTAATATACTCCTTATCCTCTCCTTTTATAGTCACTGATCGTTCACTGATCGTTCCGTGATTGTTCACTGATTGTTCACTGATTTCATCTAAAATACTATCTAACAATTCTTTACGTACATTTACATCTTCCAGATTAGGTCTGTTGATTACTTGATGACGGGAAAAGGTTGGCAGATAATAGAATCTTTCCGACTTAACGGAAAGCAGACTAATAAATCCGGTTTCTTCGAGCATCTTCAACCAGCCTTCGAATTGTTGGAGTTGTATTTTGTCGTAAGGGAATATTTTAGACTTCAGCCAAACGGGGTCGGCTATTACTACGCCCAAATCATCGGCAAAATTCCAAAGTCCGATATAAAGCAGCCTGGCATCGCGCGATAAGCGGCCGATCTTCAGATCATCCCAAAACTGGGGTTTTATGGTTCTGATTCTGGCCATACCATAGCGTTATTTTGGTTGTTGACCATTGTCTTCTTTTAGCATATTCTGCAATACATAGATAAGTTCTTTCGCCATTTCGGGCGTTAAAAAAACAGACGTTCTCTCCCGTCATAAGGTTCAAATTTTTGGGAGATTATGATCATATTATAAGGTTTATCAACTGATATTTCACCATGTCTGCGATCTCTGCTTGCATATTTTATAGCCATTGTCCTACTTGTTTTTTTTATTTTTTG